GAGTTCGCGATCGTCTCGCGGCTCATGGGCGAGCATCTGCCCGACGAGTACCCCTACAGCGTGGCTGGCGACGACAAGGTCATCGCACGCTCCGACTTCGACGACCGGGTGGACATCGTGCCCGTCTCGGACCCCAGCGCGCCGACGCAGATGCACCGAGTCATGATGGCGCAGATGCGCTTGCAGGTGCTGAGCAGCGCGCCTCCGGGCATGGCCGACGTGCGGCAGGCCTATCGCGACGTGATGGTGGCGCTCGATCCCGATGGCGCGGATCGCCTCATTCCCGAGCGCGACGATGCGCCTAGCCTCGATCCAGTGTCCGAGAACATCCGGCTCATGGCGGGCCGCCCGGTGCGCGCCACGATCACCCAGGACCACGACTCGCACATGGCGGCACACGCGGCGATTCTGCAGCTGGTGGGCTCGATGCCTGCCCTGGCGCCGATGGCCCCGGTCATTCAGCAGCAGATCACGGCGCACATGGCCGAGCACATGGCGCACAAATATGCGGTCATGGTCGCGGCGCAGATCGGTGTGGACCCGACCATCTTTGTCACCGAGGACGAGGACGACGAGGCGCCAGCCATCCCGCCGCAGCTCGAAGGCATGATCGCCAAGCCCGCGGCCGAAGCGACGCAGGCGTTCGTCCAGCAGGCAATACAGGCGATGGGCGGCGGTGGCCAGCAGGGCGCCGATCCGATGGCGATGATGGCCCAGGCCGAGTTGATGAAGGCCGAGGCTGCGAAGATGGGCGCGCAGGCTCGCATCAAGGCCGCCGAGCTGGCCGAGTTGGACAGTCAGCGCGATTACGAGGTCGCGAAGGGTAAGCTCGCTGCCGATACAGGTGTGAAGCTGGAAAGCATCCGCTCGGGCGAGCGCAAGACCGCGGCAACGATCGAAGCGAAGAACATCAACTAGACGATGAACGACGAGTTCCTGGAACGCCTTGCCGCAGAGCTGCGACAGGCGATCGAGGAAGTGCGTGCGGTGTCGCCGTACGCCGCCGAGAACCGCAACGGCCGCAAAACCATCGTCCTGTTTCCTAAGCCGCTGGGGGATACCAGCATGGCCTACGGCGTCGAGCACATCGAGCCCAACCCGGGCGGCATCGAGGCATTCCAGAACCTGCTAAACGGCTACTTTGGCCACCGCATCAAACGCTACATTTTGGGCCAAGTGCTCACCAGCGAAGCCGAAGCCACCGGCATGGGCTCCGGCGTGGCCGACCTCCATTTGCAGACCATGCTCGATATCGTCAAATTTGACGCCACGAATCTGGAAGAAACGATTACCCGCGACCTACTCAAGCCGCTCAAAATCTATAACGACGCCAGTGCCCATAACGTCGATATGCGGTTTGTGATTCAGACCCAGCTACCCGACGTCGAAGCCAAGCTGGCCGGCATGGAAAAGGCTTGGAACATGGGGGCCCGCCTGAAAGAGTCCGACGTCCTGGACGCCATCGGGGCCGCCATCCCCGAACCCGACGAGCCCACCCTGCAAAACCCCCAGGCCACGGCCGCCGGCCAGCAGCAAATGGCCGCCATGCAAGGCCAGGGCGGCGACCCGAACGACCCCAACGCCGCCACGGCTCCCCAGGGAGATTTAACCAAAGCCGCCGGCATGAGCCCCAATAGCGGCAGCAATAACCCCACCGCCAACCAGCTTCGGGCCAAGCTGGTAAGCGAATTCCACTCCAGCGACGCCCATAAGGCATTCGCCAAACTCAAGGAAACCGTGGGCCAAGACACCCCCGAAATTAACCCCGGCGGCGAAGCCGAAGCCGAAGACGGGGACGGGTGGTTTCCCGGGGGCGGCGATGACGACGACCCGGATGACGGCAGCCCCAGCCCGCTATTCCCGTCGAACATCCCCGAACCCAGCCGGAACGCCCGGGGCGGCGACGTAGACCGCTACGGCGACCACCAGCGGGGCCTATGGGATGAAGACAAGCACCCACGTGACGCCGATGGGAAGTTTGGCAGCGGCGGGGGCTCCAGCGGCGGCAGCCGCCCGGACCTTACGAAGTGGACTAAAAAGCAGTGGGCCGAGACTACGGCCAAGGCCATCGCCGAGAAAATCAAATCCGGCGAAACTGTTTACCACACCACGCAAATGCGAGCCACGCCGCTCGCCGATCCGGCCCATATCCGGGCCCACGGCAACGGCCTGCAAATCTTTGTGGGAGGCAAGCAAGGGTGGCTGGATATCTCTAGCCTGGACGTCGATAAGATGATTGGCAGCCACGAGATTGACACACCGACTTATCGCCAGCACGTCGGGGCTATCAGCGACGCGAAGCACGACGGAATTGAACTCCCGGAAGACGTCCGGGCTGACTTTGCCCCGGCCGAGAAGGCCGAGCCAACCGGCTTTGCCAAAGATATTGCCCACCTTGAAAAGCAAAACAGCCAGCTAGAGGAAGCCCTAGAGCGTGGGGCGGCCATGCTCCCGACCCTGAACGCAAAAGAGCAGAAGCAGCTCAAGAAACAGATTGCCGCCCTGGAAAATGTCCTAGCCGAGAACCGGGCTTCTCTGGCTTCGATGCGTCAGGCAGACACCGAACGCAACCGCCGCCCCGGGAAAATCCTACGTTACGCCCGCTGGGTCACCATCGGGGCCCACGAGGGCGACGGCGGCACCCCCGTGCTGATTGACGACAACGGCCATATCCACGCCGGACCCAAGAATTTAACCGGCCAGAACGTCAGCAGCATCAACAAGAAGCAGCCCGAGCCCAAAGGAAAGGCCGGCAAGAAACCCAGCAAGCTGGACGCCGATATCAAGCGGAAGCAGGACCTACTGGCCGAAGCCAGGGCCGCTATCGCGGAATCTAAAACCCGGCAGGCCCAGCCCGCCCCCGAGAAACCGAAGCCGACGGCCGGCACCGCCAGCCAAGTCCGCAAGGCCCTTCAGGTGGGCATTAAGACCGACAAGGCCACCGGCACGGTCACCGTCACCGTGATCCACGACAGCAAGGTCGCCGGGGCGTTTGAAATGAAACGGGCCACCGGCCAGACTGGGAAGATTGACGCCGACGTCTATCTCGCCCCGGGCATCGCCAGCGACCCCACCGTCCGCAAGGCGATTCAGGACGAAATGACCGCCCGGGCCAAGAAATACCTAGCCCGCAACAATGCCAAGATCGGCAACGTCAAACACACCGACCAGCAGCCCGCCAACGCCCAGGCCCCGCGTGAGCGGATGCGTGGCCAAAAGGTGGATGACCTATCGAACCAGCTAGTCGCCCGTGAGGCCGAAGACTGGGGCGTCGACCCGGAAGAATTAGCCAAAACCCTGGACCACGTTTACCAGGAAAAGGCCGAAGCCTACCAGCCCACCCTGGACGCTATCGCCGAAGCCCGCAAGCAAACCGGCCTAACCCCAAAGCAACTAGCCCACCTGGAGAACACCGGCGGCGACGCCGCCAGCGTCCCCGGCCTGGACGATATCGCCCGCCGGCTGGCCAGCAGCATTCCCGAGCTGGGCATCGGCCGGGGCTACGAAGGCGGGGCCAATGCCGACGATGAAGACCTAGCCGGCCGGCTTTGGGATTTACTCCGCAACCCGCCCGAAAAGCCTAGCAAAACCGACCCCAAGCTAATCCGCCAAGCCGCCGAAATCTTGTACAACGCCAATAAATCCGGGATGGCCCCGGAAGGCGAGGGCGGCGGCTGGGAAGACTGGGGCGAGCACGACGCCACCCCCGAGGAACTGGACGCCGTGCCGTTTGCCCGCCGGGGCGACGTGGCCCGCTACGAATGGGACGAAAGTAAACACCCCCGAGCGGCCGACGGGAAGTTTGGCGAGGGCGGCGGAGCGACTACCGAAGACGTCCGGGTAAAGCCCAGCAAGGGGCAGAAGGGGCTATTCGATGGCCCACCCGAGAAGCCCGAGCCGCCCAAAGCACCCGAGCCCGAACCAGAACCGGAAGAAGAAGACCCGGCAGATAATCCATTCCGCAAAACCGTGGCCGCCGCATTCGCCAAAATTAACCCCGGCGACGTCAAGAAAATGGCCAATCAGTCCGGCAAAATGGTGGCTTTCAAAGCCAAGCCGGAGCAAATGCAAGGCTTTAACGCATCCGTCCGGGCCGTCCTCAATACGTTCTCCCCGAAATCCGCCGAGCGGATTAGCAAATCCGTCCAAAAAATCGAAGTCCACAGCGATACGCTGTCAGTGACCCGGGCCTACGCAGCCGCCAGCCGCCAGCGTATCAACACGCAAAACAGCCGCATTGGCGGCTATTTCGCAGGCCAAAAGGGCGAGCTAGTGGTGCCACTCGAAAAGGACATGGGAGACATGGGGCCCGCGTCGATTCTGGCCCACGAGCTGGGCCACGCCATCGACTTTGACCGCGATGCGTGGGAGCGGAAAGCCCATATCCTAGATGCTAAATTCCGCTACAGCGAATCGAAATTATCCAGCGATACGCAGTGGCAAGTCGCGTACCAGGATGAAATCAAATATAGCCGCCAGCATGGCTACCGACTTTCCGAATACGCCAACAAAAACGCCTCAGAGGGGTTTGCGGAATATGCCCGTTTTATTTTCGAGAACGAGGAACTAGCCAAAGAGAAATTCCCCAAGTGCTATGCGTTTTGGCAGAAGCATGGCCTAATCGGCAAAGCCCAGCAGGCCGCCGAAGAAAGCAAGCCCAACCAGCCCGAAGCGAAGACCCCCGAGCCCAAAGACCCGGAACCGCCCAAGAAACCCGAGCCACCCAAGTCCGGCGGCGGCCGACCAGCCAACGAATGGGGATTCACCAGGGCCCAGTGGCACCACCTACAGAAAGCCGGCAAGAAAGGGGACTACGACGTCCAGCAGGCGAACCGCGACTACGTGGCCGCCATGAAGGACCACATCGCCCAGGGCGGCACCATCCCCCAGGAAATCCTCAAAGACTTCCCGCACCTAAAAGACCTCCAAGCCCGCAACGCCGCCAGCGGCAGCGTGGAACGCTACTACCGGCCCCGCTGGCGGTACGCTTGACAAGCCAAAACCGCTCGCTATAGTGGGCACCTAGTTGGCGACCTCATGCGTCAACCTCCTGAACCGCCGGGGGCGAGGGGTCTAACACTACCCTTGCCCCCGGTTTTTTCACCCCCGGAATTAACCCGCGATGGCCCGTAAAGGCGTCAAGTCCGACGAAACGATCAACCGGCTTTGCCGCGAAATCGTGGACGCGATAATTGACCGCACCGATGCCGGCGAAACAATCAGGTTCGACCAGGATTTCCCGGGCTCGATCACGATTTCCAACCGATGCGACCACGGGCACCCCGGCATACCGGACGGCAGCCGGCATCGGCTTATCGAGGAAATCCGAAATTACCTAGTTGGCGGACTGGCCGCCGAACGCGAGGAACCGCATGAACTTTAGCATTGAAATCTTCGACGAAAAAGCCGGCTGGCGGACGTTCAAGAGCTACCCGACCCGCGAACTTCGAGATTCGCACCTGGAACGCCTGAACCGCCCCGCCGTGCGATTCAACCAGCAATTCCCGTGGGCCGGTTGCATGCTCCGCTATCGGGCCGTCGATCCGCCCCGAGCCCCGGAAACCGAAGCCGAGCGGCTGGACCGGCTCACCCGCAAGATCATCCGCCAAAGCACCGCCACAGCCAAGGAATTAGCCCCCAGCAAAGTCAAGAAACGCGGCAAGACGTTTACCAACCGCTAGCCGGTTTGGTATCATGGGCCAGCGGGATTCCCACCACTGGCAAGGATGCCACCATGAACGACCTAGCCTACCGGCTGGCATTCGCCGAATTCACCTACCTGGACCGCTACGCCGCCCAGTGGGACGAAAGTAAGCACCCGAGGGCCGAAGACGGGAAGTTTGGCGAGGGCGGCGGAGCCGAACCATCGGCCCCTGAACCAACCGACCACCGCCAGAGCATCGAGGAACGGCTACGGCAATCCCACAAGCTAAAGACTTTCCCGGGGCAAGAAAGCAAGGCGTTTTTATCCCGGGATAACGTCAAGGCGTACCGCCAGCAGATGGCCAGCGTGCTGGACCGATTCAGCCGCAAGGCCATCGAGCGGATTAGCAATTCGTGCCCCAATGGATTCGAGGCTTACGAAGATTCCGCCGAAATTTCGGTAGCGTCAGGGCTCCCCGAAAACGCAGGCGTGATGGGGTTTTTTGACCGCAGTAAGGGCTACATAGCAACCATTGCCACGGAAGGTCAGGCCGGGAGCTACGCCCACGAGTTTGCCCACGCGATTGACTGGAACGGAAAGCGGTATGAGTTTTCCCAAACGAACGAGTGGGAAGACGCATGGCGAGCCGAGATAATTAACCAGACCGTCCTGGACGCAATGGAAGCCGGCTTTAATTCCGGCAATTTCGATAACTGGTGGCACGATCTAGTGCCGTGGGAAGTGCCGTTATCGGCCTACGCCTGCACGCGATCCGAGGAGGGTTTCGCCGAGTTTGGCCGGCTTTTATTTGAAGACCCCGAGGCCGCCAAAACTCAGTTTCCGCAGTGCTACGCCTATTGGCACAAGCATGGGCTGGTGGACGCCGTGGAACAATACGCCCAGCGATTCCGCCGAGCCGAATCCGTCTACCGCTACGCCCGCCAGTTTCGCTATGCGTGGGACGAAAGTAAGCACCCCCGGGCGGCCGATGGAAAGTTTGGGGACGGGCCCGGAGAATCCGCCGCACCCAAACGCAAGGCCGCCAAGGGCCAGCAATCGCTTTTCGACGAAAGCACCGGCACCAGCCGCGTCGCCGTGGGGGAGAAGCTGGCCGACGCCATCGACAGCAGTACCGACGAGCTAGTCGATACCGTCAGCCGCCGGGATTGGTTCGACTACAAACTAGACCCCAAGTATGCTTTCCATCTAGTCGATATCTCGCCCGGGCTGGTGAAGAAATTAGCCCCGCTAGGCATTACCGGCGACATGCTGCACGCCGCATTCAATACCGGCGAGAACCTGAACACAATCCAACAAAGGATAGTCAACGCCGCCGCCGACGCCCGGGGAATTAACTTTATAAACCAGCCCCGTGAGCGTGCCGAGCTATCACTAGAAACGCAGCGAATCCTAGGGGAATACTTTGAAAAGGAAATGAACGAAGCCCTTGGCGAGTACGCCCCGAACTACGGCCGCAAGCCGGAGCAATACAAAACCGGAATGCGAAAATCCATGCGTGGGTTTTCAGCCAAGGCTAAGGAACGCATCGCCAAGGGGACGGCCGGCGGCATGAAAGCCTACGCTAACCGGGAGTCCCTGCAAGCCGAATTCGAGAAACGCACCGGCAGGCCCGCCGGGTTTACCGTGGGCGGATTCTACGCGGCTGGCGACAACACGATCCACAACGTCGCCGGCTCCGGCAATGAAGGAATTTATGCCCATGAATTTGCCCACGCCCTGGACTGCGGAGGGACCGGCCAATTCGAGCTATCCAAAAACCAGGAATGGGTAGAAGCATTCCTAGAGGAAATCCAAACCAGTGCCGTCCGGACCATTGCCAACAACAGCGGCGGACGCAGCGACTGGTGGAAGCAAGTCAAAGACAGCGACGTGCCCCTATCGGCTTACGCCGTTCAAAGCACGTGGGAAGGTTTCGCCGAGTTTGGCCGGGCCATTTTCGAGGCCGCCGGCGGCGAACCGTGGTCGCACAAAAAGCCAGATGGATTTTGGGGAGTAACCAAGGGGCTAGAGGGCCTAAAGAAGGCATTCCCGAAGTGCTACGCATTCTGGGAAAAACAGGGCCTCATTGACGCCGTGGAACAGTACCGCCGGCACCTAACCGAACAATTCAAAGCCTACTACGCCAGAATTCAGTAGACTCGCCAAGCTGCCGAAGCTATGATATAGCGAGCGAATTAACCCCCGGAGAAAATAGACATGGGCATCCTTAAAGAGATTTTCGGCCAGCGTATCGAAATGCCCGACGGCAGCCACGCCGATTGCCTGCACCCGGACTATCTCAAAGAACTTCAGGCCCAAGAAGCCGCCGAGGCCGCCAAGGAAGGCGACCAGGACGAACCCGACAAGGAAGACGGGGAATCTACTGTTGACACGCCCAGAACGTGAAAGCTACGCTTACAAAGTCAAGCAGCGGAACCGCGACCGGCTGGAATGGGTCCACGAGGAACTAGCCGCCGCCACCGACGCCCTGAAGCTGGACCATCGTGGCGAGCTAACCATTAGGATTCCGATCCTGCAAGGTATGTTCGGCGACCCCAGTATTTCGGTCACCAAGTACCGCCCGCAAGACGCCCAAAATTAACCTCTAGGCTACCTGACACACAGAAGCCCATGAGCTGCCAAGACGGCGGCCCGTGGGCTTTTCGCGTTTATCGACCCCGGTTTCGAGGACTGCCACGGATGGCAACCGCCGAACTAAATCGACTCGCTCGCCACGTACCGCTGGACCCCAGCCGGTTTTGCATCGAGCATGACGTGCCCGTTTTCGACGAGCACGAAGTCGAAGAACCGGACCCGGATAACCCGAGCGAATATCGCACCATCCGCTACAGCCGCGACGTGCTGCAAGCCATGTGCGATACGATGAACGCCCGCATTGAGAACACCGGCGACTATACCGCCATTTGTCTAGGCCACACGCCCACCCCCGACGAACGCCGCCGGGGCATCCCCCAGCCGCCGCTAGTCGGATTCTGCGGGCCGTTTTACGTGGGTACCATCGGCGAGAAACAGCCCCGGGCCGCGATCATCGCTCAGGACTGGGGCATCTTCCACGACGACGTAGACCGGGCCCGTAAGCACCCCCGCCGCAGCGTCGAAGTCTGGCGAGAGTCCGACCCCTACGAACGCTACATCGAACCGATCGCCCTGCTGGGAGCCGAAACGCCCCGCCGCGACCTAGGGCTGGCCTATTCGATGCGTCACAGCGGCACCCAAGTGGCCCGCTACACCGCAATGGCCCCCAGTGCCACCAACACGTTTATGCCCGGCAACACGTCGACCGACGAGGCCGAGCACTACGAAACCCCAGAACAACCCGCCACGGAGGCCACCGGAATGAGTCTTTCCGACGAGGATATCAACAAAATCATCGCCGCCGTGATGGAACTCGATACGACGAAATTCGTCCAGCAGCTCATGGAGCAGCAGCAGGCCAAGGCCCCTGCCACCCAAGTCCCCGGCGGAGCCCCTGGAATGCCCGGCGACCCGATGGCTGGCGGAGCACCCGCCGCCCCCGGAATGCCCGGAGCCGATCCGCTGGCCGCCCCCGGCGGAGCACCCGGCGGCGACATGCCCCCGGCCGCTGATCCGATGGCCGAAGCCGAAGCCGATCCGATGGGCGACATGCCCCCGGGAGCCGGCGAAGGCGACGACGACGGCGGCGACGGCCTCCCACCCGACTTTGGCGTCCCCGAGGGCGAAGCCCCCGAGGCCCCCAGCGATGACGATAACCCCGACGCGATCCCGAAGGACCGCAACGAAAACGACGAAGACGAGGATACCGACATGCCCAATGCCCCCGAAACGAAGAAAACGGACGACTACCGCCGGACGCGGGCCGACCAGCAGCGGTATGCCCAGATCGAGCGGTACAACCGCAAGCTGGCCGCCGACAACGCCGAGCTTTCCAAGCGGCTCAAGGCCATCGAGCAGCGGCACACGCTCGCCGAGCGTTACAGCAAGATCGACGCCCTGCAAGGCGTGGTCATGTACGACCCGGCCGAGGAATATGCCCGCATCGAAGGCATGAACGACGACCAATTTGCCAGCCACCTGGAGCTGATGCGAGAGCGTTACCAGAAAGACCCGACCGGGTTTGCCCCGCTCCCGACGTCGAAGCCCCGCAAGGTAGGCACCGACGAAAAGACCCTCTACGCCAAGATCGAGCAGCGGGCCAATAGCTACGTGGCCCGGGGCATCTACAAGCGTTACGACGAAATCGAAAACGAAGTCCGCAAAGAACTCAACGCGGGCTAAGGCCGAAATTAACCCCCGCCCGGGACTAAGAAACTCACCGAACTAGCAAGGATGCTAAATCATGCCCACCCTCAGTAATGCCACTTTTGTCGCGGGCGGAACGATCAACCCGTGCCGCTTTGTCACGATGGTTCCCCTGCTGTACTCCGGCACGACCACGCCGTCGGCGGATTTCACCGTCTGGCCCGCCACGGCCGGCACGTCGAGCAAGGGCGACCGCGTTATCGGCGTGTCCCAGGAAGGCACCGGCCTCTGGAGCACCAGCACCGCCGCCGTGGCTGGCGACCAGCTCCGCGTTTTCGGCCCGGGTGAAGTCGCCCTAGTCGAGTGCGGCGGCACCGTAACCGCCGGGGCGTGGGTCAAGAGCGACGCCAACGGCAAAGCCGTCGTGGCCAGTGCCGACGAGGATTTCGTCGGCGGCATCGCCCTCCAGGCGGGTGCCGACGGTACGAAAATCCAAATTTACATCCATCCGATCACGTGGCAGGCCCAGTAAACCACGCCGCCGGCACGGACTGAATTCCCGAACTCCACTAGCAAGGATGCTAACTCATGGCCGCTATTTTCCCCGGACAGTACAACACGTTTATCCCGAGTCTGGAGGGGTCCAAGCGTCTGCTGGTGGACTTCTCGCGTAACCCCCGGGACTTCAGCCTCAACCGCTACATTTCGCTGGTGCCCTGCCCGGAAATGGTGGGCTACTACACGAAAATGACGGTCGAGGAACGAATGCGAATCCTCTCAACCACGCTCACCGACCACCAGTGGCCGGATGGTGCGGATGCCCCGCACGGCAACGAGGGGGCGGAATCGTTTGAATTCCTGCCCTTCACCTGCAAGCGATACGTGTACCCCGTCTCGCTGGGCAAGCTGGCCACCGACCAAGCCGCGTGGGATATCATTGGCCAGCACACGGAAATCAAGGCCCAGCAGGCCATGACCAGCCGCACGCAGCTTGTGGTCAGCGAATTGACCACCAGCGGCAACTGGGCCAGTGCTCACACGAGCACCACGACCGCCCTCGCCGGCGGCCAGTGGAGTGCGGCCACCACGGCCAACCTCTATATCAAGAAGTCGATTGACGCCGCCATTACTCAGATTCTCAAGAGCACCGGCGGCGTGGTCAAAGCCCGTGACCTCAAGCTGGTAGTCAACCCGAATCTGGCGAAGGCAATGGCCGAAAGCCAGGAAATGGTGGACTACCTCAAGAGCAGCCCGGACGCCTTGCGTTTCATCCGGGCCGACACGAGCGAAGGCGAATTCCGCGACGTGCTCTACGGCCTGCCCAGCACCTACGCAGGCGTGGAAATCGTGGTCGAAGACGCCGTAAAGACCACCAACAAAAAGGGAGCCACGTTCGCCAGCAGCTTTGTGCTGGGGGATTCGACGCCCTTTATCACGGCCCGCCCGGGCTCACTGGTGGGCAAGTACGGCGGCCCGAGCTTCTCGACCTGCACGCTTTTCGTCTACCAAGGCGACGACATGACGGTCGAAACCAAGTACGACGCCGACAACCGCAAAACCGTGGTCCGCGTCGTGGACAACTGCACCCCGAAACTCACCGCCGGCATTAGCGGCTATTTGTTCACGGGTGCCATGTAAATCGGAGGGTTAGCCCGTGGCTTACGCTACCCCGGCCGATCTACTGCTACGCAAAAGCGAGCTGACCATCGGCCAGCTTGTAAGTGAGAACGGCACCGCCGTGTCGGCCGGGGCTTTGGCCACGGACGACAAGGTACTGGCCGCTTTGGAGAGTGCGAGCGGAGCTATCGACGCCGCACTACTCCAGGCTGGCCGGTATGACCCCGGCGACCTAGCCGCCCTAACGGGCAATTCAGCCGCCCACCTGAAGCATATGGTTTGCGAAATCGCAATGGCCTACCTATTTGCGATCAAACCAACCTACTCAGTGGACGACTACAAAGCCCAGATGGACCTGCATGACCTCTACCTGGAGCGATTGAGGAAGGGGGAAAACGTCTTCAATATCACCAAAGTGATTGACGCCGGCACCCCGAAATTAACCCGCCCCAGCGTGGCCGCCGTCACGCAGCTCAATCTGATCCGTGACCGGACCCGCAACTACTACCCATATCGAGTGCAATAATGGCCATCGCAATCGTAGTAGCCGGGCTATCGACGATCAAAGTCGGCACCGGCTCCGCCGACGCCCTGGAAGACCTTGGCTATACCCGGGATGGAGTCATCCTCCGCCACGACGGCTATTTCGCGGAAGTCAAATGCGATGACTACGGCGGCGAAGCCGGCCCGGGGTGCGACCTCCAGTATATGGGCGAGACGGCCCAGATCACCCTGGAATTAACCAAGTGGGACGCCACCATCGCCCAGAAACTACTCAGCCGGCACAAGGGCGGCACCGCCGGCACCATCCCGACCGCCGGCACGCTCATGCTGGCCGGAAATAAGTATTTCCGCCTGCTGGTTTCCAACACCAACCTAATCCGCAACTACCCTTACGTCATTTTCCGCGACCCCATCGAGCTGAACGCCGGCACGAAGTTCTCCACGCTCCGCCTGGAAGGCACCGCCTGGAACGTCGGCGGCACGCTCTGGAACACGACCGCGAGCTAGGAAATTAACCCCCATGCGATTATTCAGCCGCAATCGAGCCCCGAAAGTCCAGCGGATTTTCAAGTATTTCGACGGCACCCGCGAACGCTCCGCCGATCCCGTGACCGTCATCCGCAAGATGGCCGCCCATCCCAAGTTTGACGTCGACCGGCACCTAGCCGATATGGTGTGCGGCGAGCCCGGGCTGGAGGCCGAAGCCAGCGAGATTTCCGTCCAGGCGACCCGCGAGATTTTCGGCATCCCGGCCTGGACCGAAGACACGCCCGAGGGGCTCACCGAAATGGAAACCCTTGGCGTCCTAAACGACTTTGTTTTGTACGTCGACAACTTAAAAAAAAATGGCAGTGGGCAGCCGACCTAGCCGGATGCTACGGAGCCGGCAGCTTGGCCGAGCTGAACGCTGGCGGAGCCGAAGCCTACGAATGCCGGGTAGGACTCTGGCTCAACATGAAACGCACCGAGGCCCGACGCACCGCAGCCGTGCTATCTGGCATTACCCAAGCCATGAGCGGCAGCGTCAACCCCGAGCTAATCAAGGCACTCGCCGACAGCGAGGAACAGGCCGCCGCCGAAATTAACCGCTACCAAGCCAGCCAGCAGAGTGAGCTATAACCATGTCGGCACCCGTCTTGCTTGGAGTGTTAGGGCGGCTACTCGCCAGCGGAGTGGGGCGAGCCGTCGCCGCCCGTTCGGCCGCCCGGGCCGCCGGCTCCGCCGCCAGCAAAACCGATGACCTAGGCAGCCTAGTGAAGTCCGCCGCCAGCGGCTTCAGTAAGCACCAAGCTGGCCCCAGCACCCGTATCACCGACTGGACCAAGCCCGGATTTAACCAGCCTGAAGGCGTGGCGTCCGCACAGGGCCCCGCTCCGGCTCCGCCCCCTACGCCACTCAAACCCCGCCGGACGTTCGCCCAGCGGGCAATGGGGGGCCTACGCGAGGCGTTTATGGGGCCCCAGTCCCAGCCGGCTCCCCCGGGACCGCCCCCGCCGGTCACCACCGCCGCCGCCAACAACGGGCAGACCTTTGGCGACCTGCTAGGCGGCAAGATCACTCCCCAGCAGGCTCAAGACAAGGCCGCCGACAACACCGAGCAAGCCGAGCGGCTGAAGGATGCGATTCCCCAGCTTGGCAATGCGATGGACCTCTTAAAGTCCGGCATCAGCGGCCCGGCTGGAGTTATCGGGGCATTTGTAGGCGTGGCGATGGCCGGCAAGAAGCTGGCGGACGGGCTCTACGAGTCTAACAAATCGCTATCGCTCTATAATGGCTCGATTGGCCAAGCCTACGCCATGAGCAACCTGAAGCAAGTTCGCCGGAACTACTCCGCCGCCGGAGCCACCAGCGAATCGGCCACCGCCCTAGTTGGAGCCGTGGACACGTTCCGCGACGAAATCCAGCCCATCAAAAACATGATGAGCAACCTAGGGAACACGCTGGGCCGCTACGCGATCAACATTATGACCGTGCTCGTGAAGGGCTTCGGGATTGTCACCACCCTTTACGAACTAATTTGGGGCGAAACCAAGAAAAACCCCCAGGCCAATATGGCCCAGACCTGGATTAACGACCTATCGCGGGACTACCGCCGAGACTTCAACGAACGCCAGACCGAACGCCGTAAGGGTAACGGCGGCGGCCGAAACCGCCGCAAGCCCGGGGAGACTGTAGGCTAATGGCCACCACGCTGATCTATAACGGGGTCACCATGCGGAACGTGCTGACTCGCAAGTTCGACCAGACTTGCGAGTATGACGATTCCCGCACCGACCTGCTGTTTCACAAGTTCACCATCAGCGTCCGGGGCTACGTCCACGGCTACGTTAGCCCGATCACGAACCAGGACGTCACGCCCATCAATCAGCTAGGCGTGGCCGAAACCGAAATCGCCATCCGCCAAGCACTGTCCGAGCCCCGCCGCGAGTTTAAGATGACCGTCGGCGAGAGCATTCTGCTGCACGTGAAGGCCGCCCACGACCCCGGCACGTTCTATCCGGCCCAAGCCTCACCGCACCCGAAAATCATTTCCGACGGGACTTGGCTGGCGGACCTGAACAACGGCCCCAAGCCCACCAGCGTGACCGTCTCGAATATCATCGGTAGCTCGCTCATGGTGGTCGAATTCACCATCGAGCTACATTGCCTGGATTGCCCCAGCTCCAACGCCAACCAGTCCGGCGTGCTGAATAATCGCTGGAGCGTCCGGGACATGATCGACGAATTCTGGCTAACTACCCGCACGATCACGGGCCGGCTCCGCGTCACGAATCCGATTCTTAACCCCCAGTCATTTCGCGGGTGGGTGGTCCCGCCGCTCCAGTCCGGTTTCAAACGCCAAAGCATTGATATCGCCACGACCGCCGACGGGCTGACCCTGGAGTACACCGTCACCGACCAGGAAACCGTGGCCAGCCCACCGGACCCGGCTATCAAGTGGACCGGCCAACACGCCGCCATTTCCGAAGACGGCAGCAGCGTGTTTGAGGAATTCCAGATTACCGTCTGGGGCGACAAGTACACGCCCAAGCTGGAGCTGATCCGCGTCGCCGCCCTAGTCTCAGAACAACGCCTAGGGCTCCAGAAAGGCAAGTCGGTCAACACCGTCCAGCAGGCCAGCATTATCAGCTACCTGGACGAAAACAAAATCGACATGCGGCTCCGCACGATCCGGGGCTCCCTGGACGGCAAAAACGACAACGTGGCCGCCCTTGGCTTCCCCACCGAGCGGCTGGCCAGCATGAAAACCGGCGTCCCCGACTACAAGCCGGACACCAACCCCGTGATGCCGGCCTACGGAACCGCCACTATGACGGGCCTATTCGTCAGCTACCTACAAAGCCCGTGCAATCAAAACCACTGGATGGCCAAGGTCACCGACAAGCCCACCAAGGAAGAAAAGAGCACCAAGGGCGAAGACACGAAAGTCACGATTTCCGAAGGCAAGGCCGAAGCCGCCAAAGACGTAACCATCAATTTCGACGCCAACGCTACCCGCTACGAATTCTATGAGCTATCGACGTCGATTATGACCCGGCATCAAACCGTGCAAGTCCCGGTTTCCGGGAACCCACCGACCAGCCAGGAATCCCAGCAGACCCGCACGAGCCGGTTTGTCGTGCTCGCCCCCAAAACCCAGGCCCGCACCATCAAAATCATCGCCGAGCGATACGGCGAGTGGCCCCAGCTCCCGCCGCCCACGAACATTTTTTCCAATGCCCGGCATATCCGGCTGATTGGCGAAAGCGAAATCGTGGCCAATTCGACCTATACCGCCGACAAGAAAACCCGCCGCTACCACCTGGAAGTCGAGTATACCCACGGCATCGACCGGCCCTACCGGGACGGCGAAAAAATCGCCATTGGCAAACTCCCGTGGGAAACCGCCACTATGGACACGCTCGCCCTCAAGCCCACCGCATTCGACAAGAAACTCGCGTTTTAGTAGAATCGAGCCCCGCAGCTAGTTTGGGCAAGGAGGCCCGAAAACAATGGCGAACGTCTCTTTCCTAGGACACGCCCCAACCGTCGCCCAGGTCGACACGATCACCGTGTCGGGCGTGGTCGCCATTGGCAACACGTTCACCGTCACGATCAACGGCAAGAGCGTCACCTATACCGCCACTGCCACCACGACGGCCAGCGTCCGCACCGGGTTAGCCGCCGCCCTAGCGGCTTCCACGATCACGGAATTCACCGAACTCACCTTTGCCGAAGGCGTGCTTCGCGTCGACTGCACGGCCAGCGTCGCCGGCCGCTCCCATGCGATCACCGTCAGCAAGGCCCAAGGGACCGGCGGCACCAACCTGCACGCGATTGGCATCGCAAGCGTCACCCCCAATAGCGGCCCCAACGAGTTTAACGTCGCGTCGAATTGGAGCGGCGGAGCCGTCCCCGGGGCTGGCGATACGCTGATCTTCGAGCTATCGAATATCGACCTGCTGTATGGCCTCCAGCATTGCGTCAGCACCACCTGCCGGGTTATGTCGACGTATAGCGGCAGCATCGGGCTCCCCGAGCGGAACCCCGCCG